CCAGGCGCACCTTGGTGCGGGCCTTGCGGGTCGTGGTGAGCAGGTTGCTGTCCCACGCCTGCGCCTGCACACCCGATACGTTCGACAGGCCTTCGAGGTTCTCTCCGGTGCCGTCACCGGACACCATCTGGTCCTCGAGCTCCTCCTCGAGGCCGTACCTCAAAAATGCGTCGATGATGCTGCGGACCTGCGCGGCGTCCGACAGGGCCCGCTTGGTGAGAGGGATCCAGTGCGCGATGGTGCGGACCGGGGTAGTGACCTTCGCCCACGCCAGCGCCGACTCCGGCTTGACGCCGTTCACGGCGTTCATCGTGCCGGGGTCCGCAGTCGCCGTCGACTCGGCCACCGGCGTCGCGTTGTTCGTCTGCGACGTCATCCGAACGTACTCGATGGTGTCGGACGTGGTGGTCAGGTTCGTGACCACGTCCCGCAGCCGCAGGGGCCGCTGGAAGGCGAACTGACCGAGCTGCAGGCCGCGCATGTCGTTCGTGACGAACGCTCCGCCGGACGTGTCCGAGCCGCCGGTCACGAGGGCCTTGTAGCCGACGGGACGGGACTGCACACGGTGGTCCTTGCCGAACACGCCGTTTGGAGCGCTCTGCATCAGAGCCTGGTACTCGCCCGACTTGACGAAGGTCTCACCGAGGCTCGACTTCGCGTCAGGGAGGATCAGCCCGGAGGGGGTCCGGCGATCCCCGGACTTCTCCTCCAGCTGCACGCCCTCGCCGAGGTCGGCCAGGGCCTGCTTCATCGTGGCAGTCGCCTTGGCCTTCTCCAGGCCGGCCTTCGCCTCGGTCGCCTTGGCCATGTGCTCGGTGACCTGGGCCCGCTCGTCGTCGGTGAAGTCCCTGCCCTCGTCGTCCGCCTTGGCGGAGATGCTCTGGGCCTGCAGCAGGTGGTGCTTGAGCTGGGTCTTCAGCTCCTCGATCTGGTTCACGGCTCTCCTCAGTCCGTAAGCGAGAAGGACTCGGCCGCCAGAGCGGCGAGGTCCGATTGCAGACGGAGCGAGGCGGGGCTCGGGCCGGCCGGTGCTTCCTTGGCCGCAGGGGTCTGCGGCGAGGGCGTCACGGGCGGGACAGGCGTGGCCTTCTCATCGTCATCAGCGCTGGTTGTCAGGGAGTCCAGCAGCTCCTTGGCGAGACGTCCGATCTCCCGGACGCGTTCTTCGTTCTTCGCCGACAGCGTCCTGCCGGCCTTCGCCGCCATGGCCCCGTTCAGGGCCTGGCGAAGCTCTTCGGTCTGCGCTGCGGAAGCGCCTTCGACCGCGACGCGCATGGTCACGCCGTCGCTGCTTTTCACGTCCAGCAGCTCTGTGGCCTGGTTCGCTCCGATCAGCGTGGGTCCGACCTCGTAAAGCTTGAGCTTGCGCAGCTCGTAGTAGCCCTCGCCGTCCTTCTGGTCGACCCACGCTCCCTCCTCCACGTCATAGGCGAAGGAGAACTGCGTGACCCTGCGGCCCTTCAGCAGCTTGTACACCTGGGCGGCCTTCGAGCCGGGTTCCGTGTCGATGCGGGCCTTCACCCACAGACCTTCCGGCCGCTCCTCCGCCTCCAGGACCTCCCCGATGTGGTACTCGGGATCGTGGGACATATGCGACCACAGAACGGGGATGGGGTCGCCGCGGCCCTTCCACTCGGCGAGCGTCTCAGCGAACGCCCCCGGTGTGATCTTGTCGCCGACACTGTCGAGGTTGTACGCGGCGACGATCGCCTCGAACGTGCCCTCTTCGGTGCCCTCGTGTTCGCCCGCCGCCTTGATGCGCACGGGGCAGCTCTTGATTCGCATCGTCACTCCGTTGCGTAGTCGAGACGGCACTTACAACCTGCGGTTTCCTTGGCCTCGCCCTTGCCGTCGCCGGGCCATCGAAGACCGTTGCTGAAGACGTCATCCATCGAGACGGATTCGCCGTCCTGGGCTCGGTGGGACGGCCGCGGATTGTTACCGCCCGTCCGCCAGATCTTCTAGCGCAACCCGGACGCGCCAGCCGCATCATGCGAGCCGAAGCCCCGGGCCTCCGTGCTCACCGTCGAACCGCGGACCGTCGCCGCGACCGCCCATACATCAGCGGCGTGACGCAGGTTTTCCTGCCACCCGTCGCCACTGTCGTCGACCCCCGCCACCGCGTTCCGGCCGGCGTGCTCGTGCTGCTCGGCGTGGGTCTCCGCAGCCGCCAGCAGCCAGGGCAGCATCACCTCGGGATCCCAACCGGACGCTTCCGGGTTGAAGTCGTCCAAGACCCCCCAGGCAGCGAGCTGCGCAATTCGGTACCCGTGCTTCGCAAGCAGGGCTGTCAGCTCGGCAAGACGGTCCTCGGAGCCTTCGTCCCACCAGGCCAGAAGATGCGGCATGGCGGCGGCCTTGGCTCTCGCTCGGGAGATCAGGCGGTCCGTTTGCCGCTTCGTCCACCCCTCCAAAGCGGCGACGAAGGCGTCACGCTCCTCTTCGAAGTCGCCGAGGTCGTCGGGCCTGCTCGGTCCGGCCGCCTTCATCAGCACCAGGCGGCCCCGCGCTTTTGGGAGCGACGCCTGAGCCGGGTCCGGCGCAGTGTCGGTCGGGGACGCCATTCCGCCGACGAGTACGTTCATCGGGGTGATCATGTCGTCGCCGCCTTCGATGGCGGGCAGGTTCATCCGCGCTCTGGCCTCGTTCCGCAGCAGCCACGGCGCCCCGACAGCGGTCTGCAGCTGTGCCGCCTGTTCCTCGAAGGAGCCGCGCAGCTTCTCCTGAAGGTTGAACTCGACATACACGCCTTCGCTGTCCGGGAGGTCCGGGATCAGCTGGAGCCCGATCTCCTCCTGGATCATCTGCAGCCACGGGCCGAGGGTGTCCTGGTAGAGGTGCTGGTGCTGCTCCTTGATGTTGGAGAAGGTCGCGTTGTCGAGGATGCCGACCATCGGGAGAGGGATGTGGTAAGCCGCCGCGACCTCCTCGCGGGTCAGCTTGCGGGCCTCGATGTACTGCGCCTTCTGCGGATCGAGCGCAAGCTGCACGTAGTCCATACCGTCCTCGAGGATCGGCGTCCCGCCGGCCGAGCCACCACCCGCGGTATACGCCTTCCACGACTCTCCGAACCTGGCCCTCGCTGTCGGCTCCCACTTGGGAGCATCCGCCGGTCGCTTCAGCACCCCAGACAGCCGGCCGCCGTTGCGCCACATCTGCTCACGCGACCGCGTCGCCTCGAACTCCTCCTGCAGCATGCTGCGCAGAGCCTCAATCGGCGACGATCCCTCGCGCAGGTCGTCCGGGTCGTAGCCATGGAAGTACACGACCTGATCCGGGCTGAGCGTCAGCGTGCCCTTCGCCCCATGCACAGCGAACACCTCAGGCTCCAGCCAGTTGTCGCCCTTGATCTCCATCCGTGACGGCGGCACCGGAATAACGCCGAGCAGCTCACCGGACTCCATGCGAACCTTCACCCAGAACGCCTTGTCGTAGATGCCGATGTCCGACACCAGGCGCTCGATCAGTCGGTACCGCGTCAACCGGGCCCCGGGTGCCGCAAGGATCCGAGGCAGCGGATGGTCGGTGAGCCGCTCCCGGTCCGTGTCGGACACCCGCCTGTACGCGTGCAGACCCAGCTGGGCGATGTTCCGAGCCAGGAAGGACACCACGGTGCGGATCTGCGGCTGCTGACGGTACAGATGGCCGTACTCATGGAAGACGTCCGTGGCTAGCTGGACGTACTGCGGAGCCAGAAGAGAGGGGGCTACGGATACAGAACCGAGTTGCCCCTGGGAGACGACGAAGACCACGTCAGCCTCCCGTCAAAACCTGGATGAAGTCGACCTTCGACCGTTCCACGATGACCTCGCCGTCCATCGGCGTATCCGCCGCCCCGTGCTGCATCAGAACCGCGTCCTTCAGCACCAGCAGCGCGCCGCGCTTGGCCCACAAGACACCGGCAAAAGCCCTGTCCTGCAGATTCACCACCACCCGCTTACGGATGGCGGTACGACGCCACGGAAACCAACCCCACACGGCAGACCTCCTGTCACAGGACCATCAGGTCGCCGTCTTCGTAAGCGCTCTTGACCGGCGCCTCGCGGGTCATCGCCTCGGACATGGCCGTCACCAGCGCCGACACAGCGTCGATCTTCTCCGCTGAGCGCGCCTTGTCGGGTTTCACGTTCCCGGCCGAGTCCATGGCGACTGCCAAGTTGTCGACCATCCACGTCACCGCCGGGTTCCCGCCGTGCCGCAACTGCGGCACCTCAGGTGTTCCTTTCAGCAGCAGCCGCTGCAGTTCCTTCAGCGGTGGCGACATGGTCACGAAGCCCTGCCGGACCTTCACCATGGGCGCCTGCGACTCGGCCAAGTCGTTGGTCAAGGGAACCGCCGACCACGGGTCGAAGCCGATACTGCGGACATCGAAGGCGTCCATGTCCCGCTCGATCTGCACCTTGATGAAGTCGTAGTCAGCGACGTTCCCCGGAGTCGCCACCAGAAGGCCCTCACGCACCCACACCGATGCGGCGCCAGCCGTGCGTTGGTCCAGAACGTCGACGTTGTCCTCCGGCGTCCACAGGCGCCACAGGGCGTCGAAGCCGCCGTTCTCGTCGTCCGGGAACAGCCAGCACAGCGCACACAAGTCGGACGTCGCAGCAAGGTCGAGCCCGCCGTAAGCCTCGCGGCCCGCCAGCTTCCTCTCGTCGACCATGCCGGCGTTGCGATGCCAGGACTCCAGCGTCAGGAACTTCGTCTCCTGCTTCGTCCGACGCCCCAGATGCAGACGCAGGAACTTCGCCAGGTCCGCAGGGCTCTGCTTCGCCTCATCAGACTTGGCCTGCAGATAGGCCCGCGTCGGAGACACCCCGTAACCCGGGTTCGCCTTCCTCCATGTCGCCTCGACATGCGGATCATCATCCCGCTCCGCAGCCCACACCACGCCGTACACCGACGGAGCCTGGAACACCCGGCGGGCCAGCTTCTCCACCCGCTGCCGCTTCCGGTCATACACCGACTCCCGCTTGCCGGAGTCGGCCGTCGTGATGATGCACACCAGCGGCTGCCGACGGGATCCCGTGCCAGTCTCGATCGTCTCCACCAGCTCGGGAGTCTTGTGTTCGTGCAGCTCATCGACGATCGCGCAGTGAATGTTCGCGCCATGCTGGGCGCCGGCCACCGAGGCGATCGGCTTGAAGTAGGAGCCGCTGCGCTTGTGCAGGATCTTGTCCTTCAGTGGCAGCACGTGCCGCTTCAGCGCGGGCGCCGCCTCCGCAAGCTTGCGAACGGGCTCGAAGACGAACCCGGCCTGCTCCTTTGTTGTCGCCGCGGTGATGACCTGGGCGCCCTGCTCGCCGTCCGCGCACGTCATGTAGATCGCGAGTCCGCCGGCCAGCGTCGACTTGCCATTCTTGCGCGGCACGTCGACGTACAGCTCGCGGACGATCCGCACGTAGCTCTTCGAGTCCTCGTCCCAACGGACCCAGCCGAACACCGGCGCCAGGATGTACGCCACCTGCCACGGGTCAGGCTTCAGCGGCTGTCCCGCCCACTGCCCCTGCGTGTGACGCAGCAGGGAGAACGCGTGGATCACCTTGTCGACTCGCTCCGGGTCGAACACCGCGCCCGGCGCCTCACCTGGTGACGGCGTCTGCACCAGCGGCGGGCAGTCCGGCAGCGGGATGTCACGCTGCATCAGGTACCAGGCCA